TCCGTGACTGGTTGCGGGCCGAGCGCGAGTGGAAAGCAGCCGACAAGAAGCGCCTTGCTGAGGAGGCACGTGCCAAGAAGGCAGCCGACAAGAAGGCATCCGACGAGCGCCTTGCTGAGGAGGCACGTGCCAAGAAGGCAGCCGACAAGAAGGCATCCGACGAGGCCGCGAAAGCCGAAGCCGAAGCCGCGAAAGCTGGTGCGGATGGGGATGACTCCACGAGTACCGCGCCGGCAGAGAATGGCGCCCCAGTGGGACGCGGCGCTCTGCGCGAAGCTGCCAAGGTGACCAAGGGCCTGAAGCGGCGGGCACCTGCCGCTAGCGGCGCTGAGACCTTCTGACCGACAACTAAATACCAGGCCTGGGTACATTCCTCCTAGCGTGTACCCAGTGCCCTGGAAGAGACTGGGCGAAGCACCGATCAAATCCGCACCCTGTGCTTGGGCCGGAGGATGGTGGGCCGGTGACCCACTGGATCGCTCCCAGTCTCTTCCAGGGTAAATGCCCTGATATGAAACAAATTACGAAGGGAAGTGAACCAATGACGAAAGGCAATCCGAGGTTCATGAACCTGACCGCAAATCAGGTTCGGGACATCTACCTCAATCGGAGTGGCTTGACTCTACGACAGATGGCGCGGAAGTACGGCGTCACCGAGCGCATCATAAACGCGGCACGGCTTGAGCAGCACCGTCGCCGTCACCCCGGTAGCCGGGGCCGCGTGCCGGCGGTCGTAGCGTGATGCCGCAGACCTCCGGCATTCCAGTCAGTCGCAAGTCGCGCTGCAACTTTCAAAACCAGTTGCTAGCGCGCTTGTGGCTTGACTCGGAAGTGCTTTCCATAGCCGAGAAGCGGATGCTGATATCGTTCTGCCGCAACGGCTTTCACGACGTTGAAGACGCAGTGATCAACAAGGCGTTCAGTAAGCTATCACACGTCGGCTTACGCATGGACTGGCAGCGACTGCACTACCCCACGCTGACCGGCGAAGGCAAGAAGGTCTCATACGACCACTACCATTGGTGGGAGCTACTCAAGGACATCGACCTGTGGGAGGCGAAAAATCCCAACCCGGTCAAGCCCAAGCCGGTAGCCGACGAGGCGCCACGGCCCAAGTTGGTACAGGTGGAACATGTTATCCTGCACCAGATTCCACTACGGCAAGCTGCCGCTGACGTGTACTCGGTACTCGTGGAGTACGGCAAGCCAATACGTTCCTCGGACATCGCTACGCTACTGAACTGGCACCCGCAAGAGGTTAGCGTGCAGCTACAGCTGCTCAAAGGCGTGTGCCTCATTGAAATGGTTCCTCACCGTAGCCTCTGGCGGGTTACTGAGCGGGCCGAGCACTATACGATTGCTGTGGTGGAGTGATGCCGACGATACGTAGCGGCGAGGTCTTGCTTACAGACAAGACCCGCCATTTGGTTACGAGCGCGTGTGAGTTCTTGAACCAACACCCGACTGGTTGGTCGTTGTTCGAGAGCTACCTGACGCTCATCAATATTCGCATCGACGCCCACGAGCGGAGCCGTGATGTCTAGGAAACCAATCAGCGAGCTTGTGTCGAAAAATGGCACAGCTCTGCATGATATCAAGGACCCAGGTTGCAAGAACCGGGACAACATCCCAGTGTGGCAGAAGGACTGGCCAGAGTTCCGGCGTGAGTCGGGCCGTACATGCCCAACGTGCGCAGCTAAGGCCGAGAAGCCACCCGTTAAGCGCACCCGGCGCAGGGCCACGAGGGCGGTAGCAGAGTGAACCTGTTCATGGTGAAGTTTGCTTTGCGTCACCCACGAGATTTGTTGTGCGACTTTGGCTTTCCATGCAAGAAGCATCGCGACGAGCGACTGGCGGATATGGTTGCCCTCAGTGAGATAGCCGACATTGTGTATGGCTATGAGTTGGTTCAGCCGGAAGCCGCGTTGCACAAAATTAAAGCGGTGCTGGACGGGATGACTTCGTGAGCCTACATGATATGGAACTGCCGCTACTTCGTCAGAGCGAGCGCGGCGTGTTCAAGCGGTGCCAATGGGCTTGGTTCCAACAGCACGTAGTGGGGATAACGCCGATTGTCGAAAAGTGGAAAGAGGCTGCAGATTTCGGCACCATCGTCCACGTATGCTTGGCTGAATACTACCTACCGGGCACGAAGCGCGGCCCGCATCCCGCCGAGACTTGGCAGAAGCTGGCGGGTAAAGTTGTTGCGTCGCTTCGTGTTTCGGATGCAGATGACGACGAGCTCAAGACATGGGAGGACTTCTATGAGCTTGGCGCTGTGTTGCTCGATGCGTATGTTGATCGGTACCAAGGTGATCCACACTGGGACATCATCGACGCTGAGCGCCGTTTCAGGGTGGTGATACCTGATACTCGGGTGAAGCCGCTGAAATCTGAGAAGGGCAAACGTGGTTACCGCCCTGTGGTGATTCTTGTTGGGACTATTGACCTTTGCATGCGTGACCTGAAGATGCAAGACAACAAGCACAGGCCGCTCGTAAAGATGTTGGATCACAAGACAGTTGGCCGCATTCCTGACTTCACCTATTTGATCATGGACGAGCAAGCCGGTACGTACATAGCCGTCGGCACGCACGCGCTACGGGAGCAGGGCCTGATTGAGCCCGACCAGGTGGTGCGCGGTATGGAGTACAACTACATCCGCCGAGCGCCGCTGGACGAGCGCCCACGTGACGATAATGGGATGGCGCGTAACAAGCCGCTCAAAAAGCACTACGTGGAAGCCCTTGAAAGCGTTGGAGTTTCATTCCCTAATGATCCGTTCAAGTTGTCGGTGCGTGACTTATCTGAATATGCCGACAAGCACGGCTTAACGGTCTGGGGCGATGTAAGCGCAGACCAGAGTGGCGTTACCTTTGTGCGGCATTTCGTGCCCCGTACGCCCAAGGAACGTAACCGGCAGATCGTGCGTATCAGCGAAGAGGCGCAGGTGATGAATATGGTACGTACTGGTGAGCTGCCCGTTCTGAAGACACCAACGAAAGATTGCAAGTTTTGCAAGTACGTGGACTTGTGCGAGCTTGATGAATCAGGCGATGACGCAGAGTATTTCATCAAGACCACGATGAAACCGTATGATGCATACGAGGATCACAGAGAGGACGCAACCAACAGCAAGAAGGTGACTGATGCAAGTAGCTCGTCTGAAAGAGAAGGGAGTGGCCGAGCTGCAGTCGTTCAAGAAGCGAACGAAACAGCTTGAGGCACTTGGCCGTATCAAACCTAGTGACGCGGATTGGCTCGTTGATCACGTTGAGGAAATTGAACGGTTCGTAGGTAAGATGCACGAAAAGCCAGAGCTGGAAAGGGAGTTGTTCTGATGGGAATTGAGTTCCCCGCCAACATCATCGACATACAAGAAGAGGATGAATACGTCAACATCCTCATCTACGGTGATTCTGGTATCGGCAAGACCGTGTTCTGCGGCAGTGACGAGGGCGTGTTGTTCGTCGCACCGGAGGACAACGGCACGTTGAGCGCCAAGCGATTTGGCTCCACTGCCAAGAAGTGGAAAGTCAACACTTGGAACGACATCAAAGAGGCGTATGAGTGGTTGGTCGAGCAAGACCCGATACCATTCAACTGGATCATCTTGGACTCGATCACCGAGATGCAGGACATGTGTATGCGCCACATTCTTGATGAGGCATATGAGAACAACCCTGGGCGCGACCCAGATGTGCCGCAACTGCAGGACTGGATACCGTACCAGAACAAGTTCATGCGGTTCATTAAGTTGTTCAACAGTCTTCCGGTGAACGTCGTGTATACGGCGTTGCAGATGGAAGAGGAAACAGAAGAGGGTGAAAAGGTTGTGCTCCCAATGCTTCAGGGCCGTGGGACGCAATACAGCAAGAAGGTAGCCAGCACGATGACCAGCTTTGGTCGCATGTCGGTGTCTCGCCGTAAGACTGGCGTTGACGAAGACGGCAAGGCTATCTATGATGAGTTCCGCGTAATCCAGTTCCGTGGCACGAACAACGTCATGGCGAAGGATCGCACGCGGTGCCTGGAGCCGAGAATTGTTGTCGGCGAAGGCAAGCTGAATGGGCTTCACGATGTTCGTGAACTCCTGGAGGCAGGTCCGAAGCAACCAGCCCCTGGGCGCGTTGTGCCGGCCAAAAAGGTCGCAGCTGGCGGGCGTAGGCCGAAAGTTGCAGGAGTAAAAGAAAACCCAATGACGTTGGTGACTGCCACGTCTGATGAGGCCGATGACATGGCCGACGACAGTGAGGAGAGTTAAGACATGCCCAAGATGAAATGGGACGTTGATGGCAAGGGTGTGGCGCCGGGTAGTGCTGGCGGATACGCTGGGCCGGATTTGCCCAAAGGCTCGTGGCCGGCAAAGGTCAAGCGCGTGGAGGTCGTGAAGATTGGTGAGAACAAAAAGGAGGGTGACGCCAAGAGTGCAAATGACGGCAAGCCGCGTTTGCGAATCTTGTTGGAGGTCCAAACTTCTCACGACCCAGACCGCAAGAAGTACCACGGCCACCCCATCTGGGACGGCTTGAACATCATCAAAGGTTCGGAATCGTTCGTCAACGGCTTCTTGCACGGCCTGACGGACGGTTCGCAGCGCGCCAAGGATGCCATCGAGTCGGCATTCTGGGATGACGACAAAGGGCCTGACATCAAGCGCATCAAGGTGCTCAAAGGCAAGAATGCCGGCAAGATCGAAACCCACATCATCAAGATTGGGCGGGTTAAGATTGACAGCCCCAAGGGCGAGGTCATGGTTCAAGTCACCACTAAACCTGGTGAGTGGAAGGGTGATTATCGCGCTGAAGTCACCGGGTACATCCCATTCGACCCCACTACTTTTGCCGGCCCGCTCAACGGGGCTGAGGTGGACGAGGACGAGGATGACGACGACTTGTTGGACTCTGATGACATCGATGAAGACGATGTTGATGAAGACGATGATGATGTCGTTGACGACGATGACGATGACGAGGATTACGAAGATGAGGACGAGGATGGCGAGGACGCAGAAGATGTTGCGCCCGCCAGCAAACGGCCTGTTTTCTGATTGACGCCTGCTACGTGTTAGTACGGCGTGGGGTGTCTGACGGGTCTGCCATTAAGCGCCGCCTGGGCATCGACGCGAAAGTACAACTAGCAGCGAAGCGCGGCTGCGCTATACAAACCACCCGCTGGCACCGTACTGCCAACAAACTTCAAGGGAGACAACATGACCAAGTCAGTGGCGATATTGGGTTGCGGCCCTGCAGGATTGATGGCGGCGCACGCGGCGCATATATGCGGCTGGGACTTCCGTGTGTACTCAAAGAAAATGCAAAGCAAGTTGTATGGCGCCCAGTACCTCCACGCGCCGATACCGGGCGTTACGAACGAAGCTAAGACGGTGCGCTACACGCTTAGGGGTACGCCTGAGCAGTACCGGCGCAAGGTGTACGGCGACAGCTGGGATGGCACGACGAGCCCAGAAGACTTTATGGAGGAACACAACGCGTGGGACTTACGTTGGGCCTACAGCGATTTGTGGTATAGGTATGCACCAGAGATTGTAGACTGTACGTTCTATGACATATCATATGAGGAGCTGCGTAAGCACCTATGGTGGGGCCGAGATTTGGTGGTATCAACGATACCCAGGACCGTATGGGATAGTAACAACGCCAACTTTCAGCGAACGTACATCTGGGCCCTGGGTGACACCGAGCTGCCGCGTGTTGATAAGCCTTACCGCCCTGAGCCTTTCACCGTAGCCTGCGATGGTACGCCTGGCACGCCGTGGTACCGCGTAAGCAACATCTACGGGCACTGTACGATGGAGTGGCCATACAACGGCGTCAAGAGTTACATACCCGTAGAAGGTGCCAGCCTAGTGACTAAGCCGTTGCGCTACTTGGGAAATGCTGCACCAGACTTCTTGCACTTAGGCAGGTATGGCGCGTGGCAAAAAGGGGTACTAACTAGTGATGTGTTTCACGAGGCGATGAAGGCATTTCGCAATGACACGATTGGCTGAGCACGGCGTTGTTGATCTGAAATGGTCTGAGGACGAGGATGACGGCATGGTGATGGCCGAAGGTCTGATGGACTATGAGATAGACTTGAACAACGAAATTGCATATTTTCAAGACAATAAGTGCGTTCGTGTGCATGAAGCGGTGAACTTTGACCACGCCGTTGACATGATATTAGCACATGAGGCCGTGCTACGTGGCAACATTCAACGCGGCGTAGACCACCGAAACCGTAAGGTTAATGAGCGAGGATGGGTGCCACTATGAGCGCCAAGTTTGAGCTGAGAAAACCAGTTACAGATTCATATGGCGAAAAGGCTTATGTTTGGGAATGTGTTGAAGGACAGACAAGGTACATGGGCAGCCACGTTACGCCAGGTACAACCATACAAATAGCCGCATGGTACTTTTGGCTATACTACAGAGAGCGACAGACTGTGACGAGAGTATTATGAGGCCAACTGATTTCAAACCTGTTGTCGCGCTTGATATCGACGGCACATTGGGAGATTACCATGGACACTTTTTGCGCTTTGCGGAGCAGTGGGTTGGCCGTGCTATGCCTACGCCTGAAGACATCAACCCTGGGCTGCCCCTTCACAAGCATATGCGAATCAGCAAGGCTACCTACAGATCATGTAAACTTGCTTATCGCCAGGGCGGTCTTAAACGATCCATGCCATGCTACCCAGGAGCCAGAGAGCTAACCGTTGATATACGCAAAGCTGGTGCGGAAGTATGGATTGCGACTACCCGCCCATACTTGCGACTAGACAACATTGACCCAGATACCCGCCATTGGTTGCGCCGCAACAAGATTCAGCACGATGCGGTGATCTACGGTGAGCATAAGTACCGTGACCTGGTGCGCAACGTAGGCGTTAACCGGGTAGTCGCCGTTATGGACGACTTGCCAGAGATGATCGAACAGGCGTTGGGGAGAACCTTACGCAGTTTTCTGAGGGACCAACCATACAACCGGCACTACGAGCCAGATGCGCTAGGTCAGATCGACTTTGGCGGGCGCGTAACAGATTTGAATGAAGCAAGAGTGTATTTTGTTCAGCTAGTTGAGAAATGGAGAAGACAACATGGGAATAGGTGACGGCAACATCTCGATGGACCCGGTGTACCCAAACCAAGAAGAGGCAGACAGCTTGCTAGCAGATTATGTGCGCTGCAGCACTTCTCAGGCCGAAGTCTTGCGGGGGCGCGAATGCGGCAAGTCGCCTATGGGCGGGCACAAGGCCGTTGAAATCTTGAATAGGCCTGCAGTTTATGTGGAGGTTACCGGCGAAACCTCTGCACACCTTGAGTTTCTGAACATGACACCAGAGAGCATGAAGATTGTAACCGAGCACTTGCCGGACATCATGGAACGCTTTATGTCGAAAAACGTTGACTACCAAGACTTTGCCTTGGCGGATTTAGGACCGCGGGCGCACTTCGTTGGGCTATGGCGCAAAGTGGGGAAGCTCAAGCGCGCCTTGTGGGATGGTGAGAAGCTACAACACGAGGGAACCGTGGAAGTTTTAGATGACTTATTTGGGCATTTGCTACTCGCCCGGTCAGGGCTAAAAGGGTAGACTAGAACGATGGACTATGTGTCCCTACACCACCATTCGACGTTCAGTTACGGCGACGGCTACGGTCTGCCGAGCGAACACGCTGAGGCAGTTGCTGCTTACGGTATGAAGGCGTTGGCGCTCACCGAGCACGGCAACGTTAGCTCGCACGTTCAGCTTGAAAAGGCTTGCGTCGCAAACAAAATCAAGGCCATCTTCGGCCTGGAAGGCTACATTGCCCCGGCAGGTCAGAAGCGTAAGTGTCACCAGACGATACTGGCGATGACGCAAAGTGGCTACAGCAACCTGAACAAGATGGTGGTCGAATCGTGGAAAACCCTTGGGACAACAAGCAAGTCGCGCTTCCCCACGATCCACTTTAACGTGCTGGAGGAATACAGCGATGGGCTTATCGTTTTATCAGGATGCGCCGATTCAGTGTTATCATGCACGCTCCTGGGTGGAAAGTCTTACGGTGACCAGCGACTCACTTACGACAAGCATGACTACCGCCGTGCCCTTGGGATGGTTGAATGGTACCAAGAGATATTTGGTGACAGGTACTACATTGAGGTTCAACGCTTTCCGATGCTTGATCGCGCTCGTGCTCTCAACCCGGCCTTTGAGCTACTCAGCAGAGACACCGGAGCACCGCTTGCTGCGACGAGCGATTGTCATTATGTCTATGCAAGAGACAATGAGATGCAGAAGATTCTTCATGCTGCTCACCGTGGCGCTACTGTTGCGGCCGTTGAAGCCTCGTGGGAGTACGACTGCACCCTTGACATACCTTCAAGCGACGCAAAGGTTTTCGATGACCTCGTAGCTACCGGGCTCAGCGGAGATGCGGCGATTACGGCCATAGAGAGTACGGCCATTATCGCAGACCGCTGTAACGTCGTGCTTCAGAAGGTGGAGCCGATCAGATACGTGGCGGGCGAACAGGATTGGGAACCATGGGTCTGAAGCCAATAGACGTCGAAGCCTTCAAGGATCGCATCGTGTACAACCAAACAGACTTTGGTGAAGTTGGCAAATACATACGAGTTGAGTACGTACTCAACATAATTGATGAGGCGGTGAGGCGTGGGGCTCAAGCCTGATTTCCTTAAGTGCGCGTTTACTGGTCGTTGGTTCGACCTAGATGATAGTTGTTCTTGTGGGATACCTGAATGCGGTAAGCATCATGAATTATGCGGCATAACACCAATTTACGCTAGCTTGGTACTTGACTTTGGGTGTGGGCCGGTGGACATTGCTTCGCCGTTAATCCATGCTGAATTAGCACGTACGCAGACGCTTATCAATTGCGCCGAGTGTGGCCGCGCAGGCCTTGCTAAAGACATGCTGGTCATCTACCAAGCGCCGCTTAACTATCATCATCCGCAACCATCGCGTGTATGGAAGTATCCAAAGAACATAGTGAAAGCTGTGTGCCCGGAACACAATCGCCAGCGAGGCACAATCTATGGGGCTTAAGCCAGACCTCAACAGCTACACCGTTGACCTCGTGTCAACGGACGAGGGTATCGCATTAATCCGCCAGTGGCTTAATTTTGGATGGGATTACCGCATTGAAAAGACCAAGAACGCCAACATTTTACGTCACAAGAAACAGTACATTAGGCGTGTGGAGTATGAGCTTAAGCTCATCATTGAGAAGGGTTTTGTTGACTACTTCTTGGTCACGAGTGACATCGTACGATGGGCTAAAGACCACGAGATTGCTGTTGGACCTGGCCGTGGGTCAGCGGCGGCATCACTTGTGTGTTACCTCTTGCGAATTACCGAAGTGGACCCGATCATCTTCAGCAACTTGATGTTTGAGCGCTTCATCGACCCCACACGCTCTGAGCTACCTGACGTGGACCTGGACTTCGATGATGAAAGACGTTGGGAGGTATTCGATTACGCTGAGCGCAAGTACGGAGCCGACAAGGTTGGCAAGATGGCTAACTTCATGCGCTACAAGGGAAAGAACAGCATAGATGACGTTGCACGAGTCTACAAGATACCCAAGTGGGACGCTGAGACAGTCAAGAAGCTCATCATTGAGCGTGGCGGTGGTGATAGCCGGGAGAGCAATTCACTTGAGGATACTTTTGCCACATTCCCCAAAGCCCGTGAAGTCTTGGACCGTCACCCGAACATTGCGAACGCTGTTCGGCTGGAAGGTGGTTACCGTGGCATGGGTGTCCATGCGGCCGGAATGGTCATCAGTAACACGCCCATCACTGATTCTTGCGCTACGTACACGAAGACGACGAATGGAGTTGAGACTACCGTCGTTGCGTTTGACAAAAAAGACAGCAAGTATCTGGGCTTTCTGAAGCTTGACATCTTGGGCCTAAGCACGATGAACGTGATCGGGCAGGCCGCCAAGTTCTGCGGTATGTCGTTGGAGGATGTATACCGAATACCGTTGGAAGACAAGAAGACTATGGACGCCTTCAGGAGGGGCGATGTCGTTGGAATTTTCCAATTTGAAGGCCGAGCTACCCGGCTGGTCTGCAGAGACGTACAGCCTGACACATTCCAGGAGCTTGTCGATATCAATTCGCTTTCCAGACCAGGCCCGCTGTTCAGCGGAACAACAGCGCAATATGTTGATATTAAACATGATCGGGCTGACCCCATCAGTCTCCACCCCATCGTGGACCGCGAGACTACGCACACGCATGGCCAGATTATTTTCCAAGAGCAAATCCTGAGGATTATCAAGGAAATTGGCGGGTTTCCCATGACCCGCGTGCATGAGATTCGCCAGATCATTTCGGCGAAACTTGGCGAGGCGCAGTTTGGTTCGTTCTATGAGAAGTTTGAGCACGGGGCGATGGAGCTACATGGCATCAATCCGCAACTGGCCCTGAAGATTTGGCGCTTCATGGTGACGAGCGCCACCTATACGTTCGTGACTGCGCACTCTACCGGCTACGCGATCATCGCGTGGTGGGGGCAATGGTTCAAGCAGCATAAACCCGCCGCGTTCTATGCTGCGCGACTGCGGAAGGAAAACGATGACTTTAAGCGTACTAAGCTCATCAAAGATGCTGTCCGACACGGAATTAAAGTGGTACCACCTAGCGTCTTGTTCTCTGAGGAAAATTGGACGCCAGAACACGGGCGTACTGTGCGTGCTGGTTTCACTCAGATACCAGGAATTGGACGAGCCAAGGCACTGGCTATTCTGGATTACCTGGAATCCCAGCAATGGCAGACCGCTCCTACTTGGCAAGACCTGCTTAAGGTCCACGGTATCGGTCCAAAAACAGTTGAGAAAATGCAGGCGTTCGCTGAAGACCCAGACCCCTTCGGCGTCAACAAGATTCGACGAATTTTGCATGGTGTGAGAAATGACTTGGCAGGCGGTAAGTGGGGAATACCTGAACCAACCCATACGAGCGACGACTTGGCAGAAGATGGTTCTTTTGACGTCGTATGGGTCGGCATCCCGAAAGTCAAGGAATACAAAGACGTTGTCGAGGACATCCGTGCCAGAACAGACAAGGATACCGACACGATACTTTCTGAAATCAAAGACCCAGAGCTCACCAAGCTATGCGTGGTTAAGTGCTATGATGATGGCGATGAGGATGTCCACTGCCGAATCAACCGGTGGGACTTCCCCAGGTTCGCAGACCGACTAGAAGACTTGCGGTGTAACGGTAAAGACGTGATCATCGTCAAGGGCAAGAAGCGAGATGGCTTTGGTACCAACATAATTGTGAAGGAAATGTGGGCTCTTGAACTCGACTAGGAACGGAGAAGCTATGCCACCGCGCAAACCGCGCAGCGCCGCGTCACGTCAAGCCGCTTGGCGGGCACCGGAAGTTAACCACGCCGAGCAGGCTGTGGACGAACAGCAACGGGCGAAAGGTCTTGAGAACCTGCAAAAGATGTTCGCTGGTCGCAAGCCCGCCCACGTACCCATCTTGAAATCCCTTGAGACATTGGGGATTCCGAAGCGTGTCATCACGGTGATGCTAGGTGATGAGCCTACCGACTGCCTGGTGATACCTACACAGGAGCTGATAGCCAAGGAATATGAAGTGCTGAGTGGTTTCAGCGTCAACGAATTACAACCAGATGAACAGGAGCAATAGATGACCAAAGAGGTGCAAAAGTGGGCAGACCGCGCTATGTACGCGGCGAAGCCCATGGAGGCTGGCGGGCCCAAAGTCGTTGTCCTGTCTGCAAGTAACGATCCATTAGGTGAGATCGCAGCTGCGACAATGACTTACGAAGGGAAGTTCCCAGGTGGCCTGCATGAGATTACTGATGAGCAGCGTCGCTTCTATCTGGACGATGTGTTCAAGGCTCGTCGCTGGGCACCACTTGAGTTCGTCAACTTCCACTTTCTTATCAGTGGAGTTACACGTGCTTTTACTCATCAGATGGTCCGTCAACGTACCGCTGTATACGCGCAGGAGTCGGTGCGGTTCGCGGTGAAAGAGGATGTGCCCGTACAAATGCCGGCATCGCTAGACGGCACGGTCCCGTGGCAAGAATGGGTCGTGAAATGCTACGGCGACTTGTTCCCTGGTGATGAGATACCTTGGCGTGAAAAGAATGAGCGATGGAAGCTAGCTTTCAAGCACGCAAATCAGCAAGCTAGCAGAGAGCAACTATGGCGTAAGCTATGGGATCAACACGTTGAGTCCATTAGCACCGTTTACAACGCTCTCATCGATTCGGGTATGCCCGCCGAGGACGCACGCGGCTTGCTGCCGACGAACCTACAGACGCGCATACACTACTGCACGAACCTGCGCAACCTGTATGAGCACGCCGGCAACCGGCTATGTACGCAGGCCCAGCACGAGTGGAAAGTTGTTTGGGTACAGATACTTTCGGCGCTCCGTGAGTATGGCGATGATGTAGCCAGCTACCGGCTTGGTGACGAATGGCACGGCAGCCTTTGGCAATTCGAGGAACTGTGCAAGGTATTCAAGCCCATCTGCTACCAGACGGGCAAGTGCGAGTTCATGAGCAGCGCCGACCGTTACTGCGCGATACGTGACCGGGTGCAAGGACCGTTGCAAAAAGTGCCCGTGAGTATGTGGGAGTACAAGAGCACAACTGGCAACATTCAACCAGAAGAGTGGATGAACAACCATGCGGCAGCGAGGATATCATGAGTAAACAAGATGGACCTGGTAGTGATTTGCCGGCGCACCTGTTGTGGGCGCGTGAAGACATCGAAAGGGTTGTCGTGGAACAACTTAACAAGATGGTGACGTTCGACATACACGAACATGAAATCAAGAGCTTGGTGGATTATGCAACACTAGCACAAGATCGACTGAAATGGATGGAGAAGGCCGAGCAGCTGCAAGCCGCTTGCGCTAACTACCGCAGACAGATTGCCGCGCTTGAAGACGACTGTATTGGCAAGCAAGGCATCATCGACGCGCAAGAAGAACGAATTGAGAACATGGCCGAAGCTATGACCAAGGCGCTCAACATAATGGATCCATACACATAAATAGCACACCTGGCGGGTGATGGCTCTCCAAATTGATTGGGAGGGCACAAGATTGACTACGTCAATCAAGATGCGTGGAATCACAACTATTGACTTGGCGATGCGCACCCGCCGTAGGCGTGGCTACATTAAGGAGGATGAAATCACTTATGACGCAGCAACTATCATCGCACTGGATCCTGGAGGTACCACCGGTTGGTCGCTCATCTCGGTTCATCCAGAGGCGCTTACTACCCCTGATGCGTCGGTTTTGGAAAACATATTCGTCCATCAACATGGCCAGGTTGACTGTGGATCACATCGTGGTAATCTCGCCACGTCACTCCATTCAGGTATCAGTACAGATGGAGAGTTCTCAGGCGTTTACGACATCGTTAAGCTCATCAGGGAATGGCCATGCGCAGCTGTGGTCATAGAGGATTTCGTACTGCGCCAGATGCGTATGGACCGAGAGTTGTTGTCTCCGGTGCGAATTACGAGCGCCATCGGCTACCAACTGTGGAAGTCTGGGCGGGACTACCACATTCAGTCGCCCAGCGATGCGAAGCGAGTATGTACCGACGACCGACTCAAGAACTGGCAGATGTACGACCCAACAGGAGGTCTACAACATGCCAGGGATGCTGACCGCCATGCGATCTTGTTCTTGCGAAAGGCTAAGGCAAAAGCTAACTTTCGTGCTAAGGCGTGGCCGCACTTGTTCGGTGAGCGCGGAGCTTATAGCCGTACCGCCTGACTGGGCATACTTCCTAATTGTCCACTGCGGACTGTACATGCCCAACTATACTGAGTATTACGAGAATCTGAAAGTTGGTGAGTATGACCCTTTCTGATGTGCACCCAACTAACTGCCAGTGTGCAAAACACGCAAACCAATTCGTTGGACCTAAGCGTCAAAGTCATCCTTGCCCGCCAGGTTGTAAATGTGGCCGGCACAAGCCTATGCACAGGCCCGGTTGCATGTGCCAGGCGCATAGGCCGCACGACCGTAAGCCGCGCAAACCACGTAAGTCAAAGAAAATGCACGACGACATATGCATCTGCAAGCACAACGTAGATTTGCATGATATGTTCGGCTGCAAGAAATGCGACACTTTGAGGGCAGCCGGACGAAAATCACTGGGTTGCACTAGGTTTCAGGCGCAAAGTGGCAAGCTGATACCAGAAGATGAGGACTTCAAGAACCGAGTCAAAGAGTATGGATTCATCAAGCACGAAGACGAAATTGCAACGTGTACCATCTGCTGGATGTCAATCAAGATTGGTCCACTCGGCACCGTTAGCTCAGTGATGGGCGCTAGGGCCCATGCCTTACCGTGCAAGGAACGTACCGAAAAACTTGTAAGGTCAAGGCAATTGGAACGCCCGAACCGGGCCGGATAGGAGTAGACTACCGCTATGGGAGATAAAGCATTTGAGGACAGAGTGAGAGAAGCTCTGACTTCACGGGAGCCTTTTCTGGGGCACCCATTGTTGCCAATCGCCCTGCGGGACAGTAAGTCTCGCACTGAACGCATCAGCACCTACCTTGAGTTGGACTTCGTACGGTTCTTGGAGCAGTATGGAGTGCGGGCTGGCATGCGGGGGCTAAGTGAGGTTCTACGCAGGCTGGCTATCATTGGTGCGCAAGCGGAAGGTTATGCATTCGATGAACCAGAAGGGGCAAAGAAATGAAGAAATTTACACGTGCTACTGCACTTGTGGCGGGTGTTGGTTGGGGTATCACTGCACTGTTTGTACATTCTACAGGAGTAGCGAACGCTTCGCCCGACTATTGCACCCCTGCAGTGCCTTACGCACCGTACAACGCCGTGTGCGATGGGCCAGGCAGCTACTGTAGTCTTGGCTTGGCGTGCTCGCCCGTACCGGGTGAGCCTGGAACACGCAACCCTGGTGGGTACACTCCGTGCCCGCCGAGCTACCGCAGTAACTTCTGCTAGGCGTTGCAATGTTCTGGGTACGCACCATATTGATAATCCACTACATGCCTTGGATTATCGGCTTAGGGGCGATGGCACTCGGCGCGTGGCTTACGTACCGGGGCGTACTAGGCATGTTGGACCGCTGGGCAGCCGCAAGGGTAGAACGTGAGGCTGAGCTAGCCGACTTACGCTGGCGGGCAGAGCAAGAGAACCGTGCATGGCTGCGTGACGAGCGCGATATGTTCGGTGCATATGACCCGTACACGATGCCGCTGACTAGCCCACGGGCATATAGTGAGTGGTATGACTACGATCAGACCGGGAGGATATGATGGTGGGGGTACCTGATTTGAAGCCGCTGTGGGCCACTATGGACCGCATGGTGAAAGCCTTTGAGCGCCTTGCAAAGGCGATTGAAGAGCAAAATGCACTAACCAAACAACAGATGGGATTACAGAATGAGCACGCATAGCATGGAGCTGGTGACCCGCCAGGATGGCCGTTACGGCTGGCGGATTAACGTAGGCGACGATGTCGTGGCCACGGACGGCTCGCAGGGATACGAGAACAAGAAGGATGCGCTGCACTCGTTGTTCGGCGTGTTCTTTGGTGACTGGGATGAGAGCTTCTTGACTCTGTACGCGGATTGGCAAGCGTACCACCCAGACCAGTACACGAAGGTACCGGGCACGGAAGATGGACCGCCCGTGCGTATCGTAGGCGGCGACCCAATGCGCCGCGACGATGACCCGGTGCACTTGGACCCAGGTGCCGGCGCCCATGACTACAGTGATGGCCCGCCAGTTGTGCCTGCTGACCACCGTGACGAGAACACGGATGAGACGAGCGACACATGAGCGATGGACCGCCGCTTGAGTTTGTGTCTGCAACGAACCAGCCGAAGATAGTCAACCACGTAAACCGCGCATCTGCGATTTACTTTCTGAACAGCAAGCGAATCATGGTGGTAGCAGAGGACTTTGATGACGCGCACTTGGCGTTGACTGGTCTGAAGATACGGGTGGAGGCGCATCATGGGGATGACTGAAGGTGAGGCGCGAGCCCGCCATCCTGCCGGCAGCCAGTGGATACCGAAAGTTGAGATACTGCAACGACTTTTGGGCGTCATTGAGGACAACCACTGGATGTACGGCGAGATTACGGTTGATTGCCCAAGCCGCTTGGAACGGTGGGACTTACGCAGCATGCTCGACTACTGCTGCTTTTGCTACGACCCAGGGCACTTCAGGCCGAGCTACACGACGTTTTACTGGTGGCGTAGCCAGATCATGTCGATGTTCATGGCTATCGTTGAGGTGGAGAACTATGGTGAATGGCGCTTCTGGGAAACCGACAAGGAGCGAACATATTTGGACATGCAGAGCGTAGTGCAACACGCGCTACGTACTGCCCAAATGGAGGCAGAAAAGAAATGACGTTCAACCCTAAGTCGGGCTATCACGAGACTATGATTGGGCCGAACTATGCTGAGCGCGCTGTGGGGCAAACCAACCAGGCCGAGAAGAACTTGCGCATAGACCGAATGGTCAAGTGGCGCCAGTGGTTTCATGTATGCGAGCGTATGCACTCGGCCATAATCAACTTCTATGCCAAGAGCAGCGACGACATAAGCGACAACCCTGACGAGCGCATGATACAAGATGCCGTACCTTTGCATCGTGCGACGGCCATCGGCAGCAAAACAAGGACTGGCTTGGGTAGCCTTGGCAATGCACACCAAGTGATGCTAGACCTTGATGGCTCGCATGTGTATGTGCCTAGTAACACAGAAGGCCACGCGCACTTGATATTTCGCAAGCACGTGTCGTGGGAGAAGTACATAAGGTTTTTGCGTGCATGCGTGGACGTAGGAATCCTTGAACCGGGCTACGTACACGCCGCTGAGAGCCGGGGCGAGACATGGTTGCGCACCCCGTGGACGGCCAAGGGCGAGGACGGTAATGTGCCAGAAGTCTTTGGGCCGGAACAGGATTGGTCGTGATTGACATACTGCTGATGTTTGGGCCTTGCCACGGCAAGACCTTTCAGATCAGCGAGCAGTGTAACCGAACCGGCATGGTATTAGCCGTTGAAGATGCACATGTGCGCGCCGACTTCCGCTACAACATGCAGCTTGACATATTCAACCGCAACGACGTTATGATGGTGATGCCTAAGCGCCACATGTACCACAGAGCTCAAGAATATCAAACAGAAAACGGCGAGGATTGTGTGCTGTACGTGCATGATTCGCGCTGTTGTGAGAAAGGGATGAATGATGTCGAATGATTACTATGGCGGCGATGCAGATTACGCGGCCCGCCAGGAGGCAGAGCGCCTTGAGCGCCAACGACGTAACATGCTGGGCATACCTGAAGATGATATGCAGTATGCGCGTGGCGAGCATGGCTATGACAACGCCGACAAGCAGTATGACCTGTACCAGAGCACCGTTGGCACGGTGTTGCCTTTGGTAACTGCGAACACTGGTGCGCCGCAACTGATTACGTTGCACGCGCTAGACGAGAACAACAACCCAGGCCCAATACTGACTTGGCGGGTCGATGACGTCAAGGGGTGGTATGGCCCGGTGGTGCGCTTTAGGTCTGCACAACAGACCATCTATGCGACCATTGTGCACCTTGGCAACACTAGCTTTACGGTGGCCGAGACATCTGAGCAGATACTTGTGAAAATTGCAGAAGCAACGCAGTTACCGGCGCCATACATAAGCGACGACGAGGCTGATGCCGCTAAGCATGGCGGCACGTGGACCACCCCGAAGTACGGCAGCGGCTAAGCCCGACCATGCCGACGTTTAGACAAGGTGATGACATCGTGAGTAACAAAGGGCGGCACCAACATAGGGGCCAACCGTGCCAGGACTGCGGCGAGATAGTAATTACCCCGGTGTTGACGCAAGAGGACTTTGAGCAACGTGTAACGGCCGCACATGTTGGCGCACAACAGCAATGGCAAGAGAACACGTTAAATCTGTTGCGGCAAACCATGATACCTTGCCCGTTGGACTACTTATTGCTTGAGATGGTTAATCGTATGGGCGCGCCAATGCCGCAGTACATTATACTGATTGGCGCTAGGTACGCCAACGAACGCCAGTATGGGGGCATGCCGCCCCATACCCAAAACGACGATGTAACAGATTGGTGGGTAACAGAGTGAAGCAAGACGTGTACGAAAAGTGCAAGGCCGAAACACATTTGGCCAGAGAAACACGCAAGGGGGAGAATGATGCCTTACGGGCCGCGCAGAAGGTTGCGCCAGGGGATACCCCACGACGTAACCCGCCAGACGCCAATCGTGCTGCGCGCCGAAGCTGGGGAATGCGCCGAAGCTACAAGCGCGGCAACAGATTTAGGCAGCAGCTTGCGGCCGCACAGCCGCCACCCATACGCGCATTTATCGTTGGAGGAACTGACTGAGCTAGCACGAGATATGTTGGACGATGGCTATGACACCGTATGGTTGAAAGCCGTGCCGCACTTGAATGTTGAAACACGTTGGGCTAAACCAGAATACCTGTAGGAGCGTGAAGTGGAAATTGAGAGTAGCGTGGCGGGCGTTGAGCAGGGCTATGACATCATTGAGTTCGCTGCCGGCCTGAATGCTTATGCGCGGGCCGTGCACGCGACGGCTGTGGACCATGGTTGGTGGCCGAAGACGGGCCGCAACATGGGCGAGATGATAGCCCTGATGCACAGCGAATTGTCTGAGGCACTTGAGGCTTGGCGGGACCACGACAACGTGACGGCTATACGTTATGAGTACCCACTTACTAATGAGGGTAACGTTGACGGCACCACGGTGTTGTATGAACCAAGCTTTGTGTACGCAGATGGTCGTGTGGAACTTGGTAAGCCCGTTGGGGTTGCGAGCGAGTTTGCTGATGTGATTATACGCATACTGGACACGTGCAAGATGCTGAACATACCCATTACTGAAGCGTTGGTACGCAAAGCCGCGTACAACCAGACACGACCCTACCGACACGGAGGAAAGTTAGCATGAATGAAATGGTTAGACCGTATGTGCCCAAAGAGCCAGACATAGTGCGTATGCTACTAGTGAGATTTGCAGAGGGACAACAAGGCCCAGATGCGGCGCCAAGCGTGGATACGCTAGACCTGACCGCGGTGCAATATGACCTAAATGCGGGGCCGCTGACCGGCGCTACCACCGCCGAGAACGTGCCAAACGCTTTGCCGGTATTCGTGGACTCCGTGATACAGGATATGGACGAGCTGAACTACAGCGTAATCATGGATTATGCAGAGCAGCAAGCGAATTCAGAGACACGCGAAGCGAACCACCTGGTGTTTATACGGCTACTGAAGAGCTTTGGGGATAAGCCGGTTGAGTTGCTAGGCAACATGTTAGCTACATTTTTAGTGGCTGCAGTCGATGATATGCTGATGAGCCCAGACTTCCCAAGTATGTTAGAAGCGTGGAAGGCTACCCCAAGCAAGGGGCAGGAGTAGAGTAGGCCGAAGTTTTACGCCGAGTTAACCGGGCGCTAACACGGGGGTGTTGTGCGCTGGTCTGACCTAGCTCGGTGGTACGTTTGCAACCTGGCGGGAGCACCGTGGGGCCATATGGTAAGTATGCAAAGCAATACCGAAAGTTAGGATGGGACGGCACTTTACCGTTACCACCGGGGCAAAAGCACCCACCACCTAAAGGTTACACGGGTAGTGGCCGACCGCACCCAACGGATGTTGAGGTAGCTCGTTGGTGTAAGTCTGATGGCGATGGCAATATTGCCTTACGCCTAGCCGAAGTGCGTGACGCAATTCTGCACGAGCGCAACGATTTACCTGTTGTGTACGCTGGTAATAACGTCGATGGCTGGGAGACACTAGGCATTGATGTTGATAACTATGGCGAGAAGCACGGCTACGATGACCTAAGCGCGCTGGAGGCCGAACACGGTGAGTTACCCGCCACGGCTATAAGTACCGCAAGGTGGGGCACGGGTAGCGGAACCGCTGTGTACCTTGTGCCTCGTGGCTATAGGTACATGGGCAAGGCCGCGCCGGGTATAGACGTAATACAAAAGCGGCATCGCTTTACGGCTGTACACCCGAGCACTAACCCTGACGCCAACGGCGCCACTTATGAGTGGTTGCACGGCAAGCCAAGTGACTTGAATTATGGTGTAGGGCAACCAGCCACGGCTTTTGAGGAGTTTGATGGGTTGCCCAACCTTGCGACAGATGATATTGTAGTGTTGCCTGTTGCGTGGTTTATGTACCTAAGCCGGCAGGGCACGCTTGAGAGCGACGACCCGATTAGCAACATGACCGACTCTGAGCTGCACGAGTGGTTGTTGACACTTAGATACGATGATGAGCCTTGCCAAGTTATGCAACGTGATGTAGCCAAATGGATTGAGCGCCTTGAGGAGTCAGCTAGTAGCCACGACAAATTGACACCCGCCCACTGGCGACTGCTTAACTTAGCAGCCGAAGGCCATAGCGGAGTTGGTTGGGCGCTTAACATTTTTCACCAGAAGTGGTGGGAGCACGTACAAAACAACGCTGGACGAGCACGCGAGACTGCCGGCGATGAGATAGCGCGAAGCATAACTGGTGCACTTGATAAGATACAACCATTTTACGAGGGGCTTGGGCGCCCAGATGATACGTGCTTAAACAACTATGGCGATGCTGACGCGTGGATGGATATGCTTGCTAACAAAGAGGATTCAACAGAGATAGAAGATGCCGACAACATAGGGCTTGGGCCCATAGTTGGCCGTATGGAAGTGTTGAGTGCTAAACCCGCCGAGGACTATGGCCAGCACGATGATGGCAACGGGCAGCACTTCATAGACCTGTACGGTGCAAACGTGAAATATGTTGACGGGCGCGATAGTTGGGTTGTGTGGGATGGCGATCGTTGGCATAGGGACATAGATGGCAGGTATGTAGGGCTTGCGTATCGGCGCGTGCGCTTTAAGCAAGAAGCCTATGCAAGTATGGTTATGGCCGAAGCGTTAGCCAACGATGATAAGACGTTGAAAGCTGTTGCGCGCTCGTGGAGTCTATGGGCCAAGCGTAGTGGTAACGTGGGGCCGATCAACGCCGCTATGGAAAGCGCCATACGCTTGTATGTTGATGACGACGCAGTTGCTGTAAAGGCTAACATCTTTGATAGCAACCCTGGCCTACTTGGTTGCGCTAATGGCGTTTTGGAGCTAAGCGATGACCCAGACCTACGCAGGCCGCGCAAAGAGGACTATGTAACATTCAACACCGGTTCTGAGTACGTGCCGTGGCGCTCGTTGGCTAACAGCGATGGTGAGACGCTTGAGGGTTATCTGTTGTGGCTTGAGTATCTTGACTTGTTCTTGCCAGATAAGAAATTGCAACGCTATGTGCAAAAAGTGATGGGGCACTTGATAGTTGGCGAAAACCCAGAGAAGCGCATAGTGTTTTTGTATGGGCCACACGATACTGGCAAGAGCACGATGATAGGTGCGTTGAGCTCGGCGCTTGGTGACTACTATGGCACTGTTGATGTAGCGTTGTTTAAGCCGAAGGACTTGAACCCCGGCTTAATACGAGCGTGCCCCTTGCGCGTTACGGCTATGTCGGAGGTCGATGCGGGCACTATGGATGCCGCTACCGTGAAGCGACTAACCGGCAACGATAAGGTCATGGCTGAAGCTAAGTACAGTAACGACATATTTGAAGGGCGCCCACAGTTTACGACCGTGGTTGCAGCCAATAACCCGCCAAACATTAAGCATGCTGATGAAGCGTTGAACGAACGCTTGTTGGTACTACCGTTTAAGCGTGAGATAGACCGCAGCCACCGTAAGTATGAGCGACAGACGCAAATTGAAAAGCATAGCGGCGTTGCAGTTTTGAGCTGGCTTGTTGAGGGTTGGAAGATGTATGTGGCTGAAGGTTTAGATGATGCGCCTTTGGATGTACGTAAAGCCCAGCGAGACTTGGTGAGTGGCTTGAATAGTACGCAAGCATTTATCAGCGAACAGCTACAGTTGGCGCGTGATTGTGAAGATGGTAGGCGTGCCTTGGAGCGCGCTAAATCTAAAGCCAAGAGCAAGAAGCGCACCGAAGTGCCTAGTGACCTAGAAGCCGATTGGACGCCAACTGTTGCGCGAGTGTATGAAAGCTACATACGTTGGTGTAATGCTAATGGCGTAGATGTCGGCAGTAGACCAGAGCTAACCAAGGACTTGGCACTTGGAAAGCCGTTTGTACGCAAGATAGATGGCAAGGCTGCGCGATGCTACTATGGCATACGCTTGAGGCCCAATGAAGAGCAAGGGGGAGCAGGATGGCGAGTAAAGTGAACATAATGTATATGGCCGTGACTACGCCAGAAGACAGAGCGCGCAAGCGATTTGGTACGCTTGCTAATTATTTTGAACAACATAGCCTGAGACGTGCTGAAGTGGTTGAGTCGAAACCACGACGACGTAAGCCGACGTACTTAGAGAAGTACCCGCATATGAGACCAGTGCGGCCCAACACCCGAGACAACAACACTCTGTACCGATTTTATGACAAGCATGGTGTGTTGATTTATGTTGGTATTACTTGTAGTTTGAATGACCGCATACGACAACACTCGCAATACCAGGTGTGGTGGCGAGAAGTAGTGGATGCTAAATTTGAACACTTCGACTCGCGTGCACAACTAGAAGATGCAGAGCTACAAGCGATTAGAAGTGAAAGACCGCGATACAACAGACGAGGGTTACCGACATAATGCCCAAAAGTTACTGCGGTAACCGTGTATCTACGTGCTCAAATGGCTAAAAGTTACTGGGTTACTGGTTACTCACCGTACGGCTACCCTAACGCGAAAACGGGTAGCGAGAATGGGCCGAAAAGTGGTTCGTACGTAGAGAGATGTGAAGTAACCCGTAACCTAGTAACTATTGCTGGTAGAAGGGTTACTTGTAAAAATTTAGGAGTAACTTTTTGGAGGACGGCATGTTGAGTAAGCTGCACAGACTGTGTAAAATTGTTGCGGTAACCACACTTTGGATTTGGATGTGCTTAACCATGACGGTCTGCCATCAACGCTCACACGCCCGCGTTGCAACCAGCGGCACGAAAACACTGTGGCGACAACAACTCCGTGGCGGGCATCTGGGGTACACTAGATGTATGCCCCGCAACCCATTCACCTACGACCGCGATGAGACCCACGACCAAAGCTCTGAATTTGGTTTTGGCCGTGGACATTTCCCAGACCCACGCATAGACTTTAGTGATGGTGGCATACGGTCGATGATACCAATCGCTGACCCAGACCAAGACGCGCAATTCCTTGAGCTCATGGCGATTAGGCGCATGGACCTTGCGGACCCACAAGATCAACCATCACCGTACGTGGCGGGCAACACAGACCGCTATGGTGCCCAACCACCGCTGGTACGTGAAAGGCGCACACCAACTTTCAAACCGTACCCATTACCACGTCGCAGCCGTATGCAAAGGCATTGGTAGACACCATGACCGAAGACGTTGTACGCAACAAGCCGAAACGTACACTGTTGCAACGTATTACAAGTTGGTTCGTGCGCACGTTCCTATGGGGTGGAGATGAGTAAACATGGACAAGGCTGCGTTGGCCATTGCCATAGTGGCACTAGTGTTCGCCAGTGGGTCATGGGTAGCTCACATGGTTGAGTTCTTTCATCTTGGCAAGCGGCCCAAGGGCAAGACATGATCATCTCAATGGTGTTGTGGCTTACGGTGTTTCCGTTCAGCGTAGGTGCTGGCTTGATGTCAGCGTGTCCAAGCAGGTGGTTCTATGGGTAACCCATTCGCAGACGCGGTGAAACCTGTTGCGTCAGAAGTCAAGACGCACACAGTCGTAGACCACCCGCCGTTCTTTCAACATGCCATCGAGCAAGACAAGCTCAAGCGCCAAGCGCAGAACATGACGCGCCAAGACATGTTCAACAATGGGTTCCTCACTGTGGAGGACATGGACGACGAGGAACTGCGCTGTGGCCGTATGCGCGACGCAAACGGCAAGATACCACGCGTGAACAAGACCATGGAAATGATCCCGCGTGATCTGTACGATGAGATGGTCGCGGAACACCAACGGCGCACACAAGAAAAGTTCCGCCAAACACTAGATGACTGCCTTGATGCCATGGCCACGTGCGTAGCCGACGACACAGCAGAGTGGCGTGATCGCAACGACGCAGCCAAGTACATCATCGAACGGGTGATGGGCAAAACGCCAGACAAGGTCCAGGTGGCTGTCACTAAGGCGCCATGGGAGGAACTGTTCACCGACGTGGCGCACATTACACGGGCACAACACAACGCGCTTAAGGCCGGTGTCATTGACGCGGAAGTTGTTGAGGACTCAACGCCAGCCCAAGATGGGGCCAACCTACACCCACCGGGAGCAGACCATGTGCCTAACGCTGGGGTGTCAGACCGACCACGTTACCATGACGTACAGGCAACGAGCGGTGATAGCGCAGACGATGGACCAGGGGGTGGAGATGGCGCTGGCCATTGGCAGCTACCAGATGCAACAGCACCCTTTGCGCCACCCACGCCTGCACCGAGCTTTGTTGCGCCAGCGACCAGTAACCCGGTGCACCAAGTAGCCCAAGCCAGTACACAGCAACAGGTGCAACCAACGGTTAGCCAGGCCATTGCGCACGCCCAGGCCGAAGCCCAGCGTGTGGCCGAAGCGCGGGCCAACCGCAAGAAGGTGTTGCAAGCGGCCAAGTCCAAGCGAATTGCCAAGCGCGCCTTGGGCGTTGATGTACAGAACCGATTGCTACGTGATGTGCCCATCGATGGCGTGCAATCGAAACTGTTGGGCGCCTTGGACGACACACAAGATGTAGACGAGCCATGAACCGCGAAGCAAGGTACACTCGGCTTTGCCCGTGGAAACGGGTGGGTTACCTGCTCACGAGATTCATTTACCCGCCAGGTTTGCATCTCAGTGGAGCCGGGTCAGGTCGGTGCTAATCCCTCCTGGCCTGGCCCGGCCCACGCAATAACCCACTACCGCAAGGAGTTACGATGGCCAATTGGCAGACCGTTCCGC